ATGCTTGGTTGTGTTGGCTTGCGTCCCCAGCCACGCGAGAGCGGTGGACACGACTTTCTGTCGCAGTTCGTTTTCTGTCATTTCCATGTTCCTCCTTATGGATTGGCCTTGACAAGGGCTTCTTTTGCCGTTCCGTCGACATTCAGCAGAACGCGCGTCACTTGTTTTGCCGCGCCGTTCACGTTCAAATACAGAATATCGCCGAGCAGCGCCGGAGCAGTCAGCTTGACCGTGCCGTTGCTTTGGCTGGAAGAGTTGTTTGTTGTCCCGTAAACAACGGTGATTTCCGTCCCTGCATCAGCTTCTCCAACGAAATACCAATACGTTGGCGTTTTGGGGAGATTGCCGGGCGTTTCAGCTGTCCCCTGAACACTTCCGATGTCGCAGCGGAGATATAAGTTGCCGTACTCCGGATGATTGCCGTAAGAACCGCCGCTTGGGGACACCAAAACACGGACGGCAAACTGTTTCCTTTCCAGCCTTGCAATAGAGTATTCGCCGCTCAGTACAAACCAGTTCTGCTCAAAAAAGTTTGTCTTTGTGATCGTCTGCTCCCACGCGCTGCCGCTTGGAAGCTCTGGCGCTGTTTTGCTCCATGCCATCCCGCTCACCTCACACAGAATACCGTAGGTATATGTCGCCCGGCTGCCACCCGGCAGGCGGCGTTTCGCTCGTCCCGGTGTAGATGTGCCGCACCTGATCGGCGGAAAGCCCGAACTTCGTATAAGGAATGGTGTCAGCAAGCTTTTCGGCAGTGACGGACTTGTTGGCATATTTGGGCGTTGTGATCGTGCCGTCCGCGATCTGCCCGCTTGCCGCCTGCTCGATGGCCGTGCGGAGCTGATCCAGCAGCGCAGAGACCTGCGCCTCCAGCGCCGCGGTCGGAATTCTGGTAACGCCGTCCCTCATCAGACCGCAGAGATCCTCGTTCAGGCGCTGGTCCGTCAGATTTGCCGCCGTGGCCGCCAGATCGCCGTGTGCCACGAGATAGTCGCAAAGGACGAGATCGTACAGTTCGTCCGTTTTGGATCGTGCCGGCGCCGTTGGCGAACTGTTAAGCTCTCCCTGCAGCAGCTGCGCCGTTGCCGTGTTGGCCGTCTTGTCCCAGCGGATGACCAGGCGGCAGATACGATCCAGAACCGCATCCGCGACCGGCAGAGTAAAGTTGATATCCGCCGTATTGACGTAGACCTTGCCCCAATACTCTTCCGTCGTGAACCAGGCAATACCCTTGGACAGCGTCAGCTGCCGTGCGCCGGTGATCGTCACTTTCAGGTTATCCTCGCCGGACCACACGCCAGACGTCCGCGTCCCGTGGAAGGCTCCGGCCTGCGCCGACGTATAATCCTGTTTCCCGCCGAGCGGGTAGGCAAATTCACTCATTTGTTACCTCCAATCGTTTGTATGACCGGTGTGCCGATCGTGAGAGACAGTGCTGTGCGGTTGTTCTCGATCGTCTCCTCAAAAGCGATCACCCGCACAAACAGCTTCAGCCCGTCCTCCGGGAGGATGCAGCACACGGTATCGCCGAGACTGTACGCCGTGCCGAAGTCTGCCGGATCCACATCAAATGTCACGCTCAGCTTCCGGTTGTGTTCGTTCAGCTTCTGCAGGCCGCGTTCTTTGAGAAGATCTTCGTATGCCGTCTGTGTCTGCCCGTTCTCCTTGCGAAGATCCCGCGCATCGACGAAGAGCTCATGCCGGGCAAGCCCTTCGGCCGTCGTATCGCCGCACACAACGAATATCCGCTCGCTGCCATCCCCTTCGCCGCCGACAAAGGCAACGTTTTTAAAATCCGCGTCGGACTGCTGCAGGACAAGATTTGCCAGATTGCCGAATGCCTCGGAAAACTTGGCGTTTGACTGCTCCTGCCCGGCGAAGACGTCAAAAAGCAGTTTCTTCGCGGCTCGGTCGTGGACGAACCGGAAGCCGTAATCCACCGAGCCGCACAGGTCCTTGGAAAGCTCGAACAGCGTGGGGTATGTGTGCTCGGAAACGACGGAGCCGGTCAGTCCGCGGTCCGCAGCCAGCGCGACGATGTCAGGCGCGCGTTTTCCGATGACTGCCGCGCGAAGGTCGTCCGCCACGACATTGGACGTGTGGATGCCGTCGTATACGCGGTCGTCCAGCAGCGAATAGTTTGCCGTGAAGCCGTTGATCCACAGCTCTCCCTCGCGCTTTTCCTTCGTCTTGATCTGCCAGAGCGTAGACTTATCGTTTTTTCCTACGAAACGCCCCGGCAGCAGCAGTCTCGACGCCGCCTCGGAGTTCGCCACGACGAGCTGGCATATTCCCTTGTCCGCGAATTTTTCTTCCCAGGTGGACGAGATGACCGTACGGATCTCGCCCACGCGGGTAAGCGATTCGTCGTAGATGTTAAATGCCATAGCGCACCCCCACGACCGTGTCGCAAAACCGGATCACGACCGCCAGCCGTCCGTCTCCGCTCTCCTTGTCCGCCCGGATCACGTTGTCGCCGACGTCCATGAAGAACAGATTGGAATCTTCGTCCAGCGCGCTGAAAATGTCCGATGTCTGGCCGGCGGTCTCCTTCGTCACGCGAAGGATGTTATTCTCGCGGAAGATCCGCACGGTGTCCGCCGCCGTAAGCGTCGTCTTGACGGCGATGAATTTCTGGTTTCCGGCGTTCGTGAGCGTGATGTTGGCGGCCTGTCCGGACGTGCATCGGATCTCCGCGCTGTAATCCACTCTGGTGTTTCCGCGGTTGACGCAGTTGAGAAACAGCGTCTCGTTGAACTGCTCAAAATTGTGCGGCGTATCGTAGGATACCGGAAAATTGAAGCCGCCGGTCGAGCCGCCGAGTTTGTAATAGTGCTCTTTGACGCTCTTCCAATACGGATACGGCGCCAGCAGCTGCACGGCAAAGAGCACCGTCCGCAGGCTGTAGGTAAACACCGGCGCCTCCTTGATGACCGCGTCGATCCAGTACTTTTCCTCAAAGTAGAGCCGGACGGTCGTCATCGGGAGAAACGCCGTATTCAGCGCCTGCAGCTGTTCGCCGGTAAAGTTGTCGATCCGGCCGATGAGGCCGATCTGACGCGAGCCGACGGACATGCTGTCCACAGACTCCCCCACCTGCTCAAAGCCCAGCGATGTAACAACGCTCACCGGGATGCCGTCGATTCCGGTGAGCGTTGTGATCTTGTAAACGGACTGCCGATGTCCCATTTTCAGCGAGGTGTTCCCGCTGACGACGCGCAGATCAAACACCGATCAGCACCGCCCTTTCCTGCAAAAATTTTGCCTCGCGCAGCATCTGTGCCGGGGACTGCTTCTGCGCATAGATGTTCTGCACGACCGGCGCCGCCGGCGTCGCGGCAGCCGCGCTGCGTGTGCTCTTTGTCTCGCGGACCGCCGATGTATTGGTCAAATACGGGGCATCCGCAAAGCCGCTCTGCGACGCTGCAGCAGCGTCCAGCGAGGCATGCTTCACGCCGTCAAGCTCGCTGCGGATGCCGTCGGCAAGACCTTCGGAGATAAAAGCGCCATAAGACCGGAACACCTTGGAAGGGCTCTGGATCCGCAGCGTCACGGTAAACGTCCGGGTCATGATCGCGGCAAGCGCACGCATCTGACCTTCAAGCGCTCCGCTCTTTGAGGCAAGGCCGTTGATGAGACCCTGCACTGCCTGCGCGCCGATGGTGGTGAAATTCCCCTCCATCGCGCCCAGCGCCGTCGTGGCCGCCGTGACCTGTCCTTCGACCGCTTCGGTCAGACGGGTGTCAGCGGCGATCTTCTCCGCCGCGTCCGCCACGGGGTTTTCCTCCGTTTCGGCCACGGCGCCGAGAGACTGGAGCCACGCCTGCGCCGCGGCGTCGCCGCCATCGGAAAAAGCCTGCGACAGCGCCGAGAGCTGCTCCGGCGTTGCCTTTGCCAGCTCGGCCATAACGCCCGCCATTTTCTCCGGCCCCTGGTCGATCAGCGGCTGCAGAAGATCGGAAGGCAGCTGGCCGCCGAGTTGGGCAATGTTATTGCCCCAGTCCTCCATCGCCTGCGTGTTGTGCTGCAGGTTCTTTATCATATCCTTCACAGAAATGTCGGACTTCGTGTTGATCTTCTCGAACATGTTGGTCGCGGCATCCGTAAAAGTATCGAGCCGTTCGGATGCTTCATCCGCGCTCATGCCGATAGATTCCAGCACATTCGTCACATCATACCCGCCAAGAACAACCCGCTCAGCGGCTTCCGCACTGGCGTCCAGCGCATCCGCAGTGTCATCGATGGCGGCTGCTGTACTCTGCGCCGTAATGCCGGCATCAGCCATGTATCCCTCGTAATCGGCTACCGCGGCTGCAGCGCCGTCCGCCGCCAGCTTTGCCTGGCTCCACGCCTCGTTTGCCTTCAGGGCCGTACCCCAGGTACCGACATCGTTTTCGGAGTAGGCCGCCTGCGCAGCGGTGCGGTTTCTCTCCGCAATATACAGGTTATACTCCGCCTCGGCCTGTTCCTTGAGCAGCTGCGTGTACCGTTCCATGGAGGCCGTTACTCGCGCGGATTCCTTCATTTTGGCGATGTGGTCGCTCATGGCGTCCGTGGACATGTTGAGTGCGCCGGTCTGCGCGTCGAAGGACACATTCAGTCCGTCCACCGAGCCGTTCAGCTCATCACAGATCGTCTGCATGAGCCGCTGCTCGTTGACCGTGCCGGTGTATCCGCCGGAGAGCTCCTTCAGCTTTCCGACGAGCTTCTCCGCCGCAAGAGCATTGCTCTCAATGTCGTCAATGCTGCTTTGATAGGCAGCCGCAGAATCCTTCTGTGTCTGTGCCAGATCCTCCATGGAGCGATTGAGCGCAAGCGTGTTTTTCTGCGCTTCTCGCAGCGCAGGGTTCGCCTTCACATAGGCCTTCTGCAGCGCTACAACCCCGGCAACAAGCGCGCCGATAGCCGCAGCGGCTGCCACATAGGGATTGGCAAGAATCGTCCGGTTCAGCAGCTGCTGCGCCGCCGCCGCGACGGTCAATTTCCCCGTAAGTGCCGCTGTAATGAGTTCCAGGGCCGTCATAGTCGTTGCTTCCGCAGCAAGACCGGCTGTACTTGATGCCGCCGCCAGTGCTACCTGAACCTGCGCCGTCTGGAAAGCTTTGAGCACCGACACTACGGTGCTGACAACGGCAAACGACCCATACGCCGCCGCAAGGCCGCTCACTACCGCCGTCGCCGCGGGATATTCGGTCTTGATATATTCGATCCCGCCGCGGATGCCGCCGCTGTTCATGGCCTCCGCCAGATCCGCCGCGAAGCCTCCGACCGCCTTCTGCGCGCGGGTCGCTGCGGGGATCAGTTCCTTGCCGATGGCGGCGCCGATGTTCTGGATGTTCAGCTCCGTGATGCGCGAGGCGTTCGCAAAGCTCGTGCTGGCGGTGCGGGCAAAGTCGCCCTGCGCGTCTGCCGAAACGCTGAGCAGATAGTTATACCGCAGCGTCGCCTGCTCTGCCTGCGTCATGGAGGAATACGCCTTGTCGATGCCCTGCGCCATGGCGTAGGCTTCCATATTGGCAACGCTCATGTTGATGCCGAGCTGCTTGAGCGGCTCGGTCTCGCCGGAAATGCCGGAGCGGATCTTGGCAAACGCCTCGTCGCTCGTGATGTTGAAAAATGAGGCGAAGTCCCCGGCAAGCCCGGTAAGATCGGTGGACATCTGCCGCACCGCGTCGCCGGAAAGTCCCATGCTCTTGAGCATGGCGCCCATGGTGCCGGTGTACTGCAGCGCCGAAAGCTCCGTAATGCCGAAGGCCGTTGACGCGCCCTTCGCCCATTTGTTGATCGTATCGGCGCCGTCGCCGAACGTGACATCGACCACGTTCTGCACTTCCTGCAGATCGGACGCGAGCTCAACAGACCGCTTGGTAATGTTGATGATCGCATCGGCGATCGCTTTACCGG